CGTCGATGCCAGCGGCACCGCGGCGGCGGCGCAGAAGTCGTCGACATAGGTCCGGCGGCCCGCGGCGCCGACCGAGGCCGTGTTCGGCACGATCGGGGTGGCGTCGAGGTTGGTGATCGACTGGGATTTGATTTGTTCGGCGGCCATGGCGGCAGTCTCCCTTTAAGCAGTGATGTCCGCGCCGGACGTGTCCGAGCACAGGATGGAAACGACCTTGCCGGGCTGCATGCGCAGATAGCCGGCCATGGTGGTGGTGGTGAGCTGCCAGGGGCGTCCGGACAGATCGACCCGCTGGTCGATATAGTTCTCCATGTCCTTCCACATGCCGAGCATGAGGCCGGATTTGACGAACACGATGACGTTGCGGACGTTCGAGGCGACCGACAGTCGCTCCGAGGTGACGATGTCGAAGCCCAGAAACTGGGTGACCTCGCCATTGACCAGCACCGGCCGGTCATTGAACTCGGTTGACACCACCTGTACCTGATTGAGCAGGTCCGATTTCTGCTGGGAGCCGATGACGATGCACGGGCGATCCATCGCGAGATCGTTGTGGTAGTGCTCGAGGATGCGCTTGGCCTCGATGATCTTGGCAACCGTCAGGCCGGACGCGGCGGACGAACCGAAGGTGGAGGCCACCTGGAAGTTCGTGGTGCTGAAGGTTTCTGGCGTCAGCGAGCCGATGTCGGTGCCGAGCTGCCGGGTCGCGAAAGCGGCGGCGATCAAGCCGTCATCCCAGAAGCGGGCGGTCGCGGCCGAGTTGGCCTGGACGTAAGCCGATTTGGGATCGACGATGGTTTCGAGCTGGTCGAACGAGTCGATCAGATCAGCCAGTTCGCCGGGTTGCGGGAACATCCACGGGCGCACCGAAGTGGGCTGGACGTGATCGAGCGGCGAGAAGCGGCCTTTTGGGGCCTTCATCGACACCGATCCGTACTGGGTGACGGGCGAAGCCATCTTGCCCGTGAAACCGCCCTGCTCGCGGACACGGCCGCGAAGCTTGGAGGTCATCTGCTGCAGCAGCATTTCGATATTGCTCGAATACTGCGCAGTGAAATCCGGATTGAGGCCTTGGTTCTGCGTCTGGATAGCCATGGGAAACCCCGTTGCAAAAAGTGTTGCTCAGGGCCGTATCCAGTGACGGGGGCCGGTCGATCCTTCTCTCAAGTGGCGTGTCCGCTCGCGCGGGGCCGTTTTACTCACCCATCCGGACGTGTCCTTGCGGGGACCGGAACACTTGGGCTTAACAGGCGGGGAAACTGCCCCGCCCTATTGTCGAGTTCAACGCACCGCCTTCATGCGGCGTTCTGCTGCGCGTATCCGATCTTGTGAAGGGCGGTCCAGCGCTTGGTGGCCTCGACGTCACCGGCCATCAGCTTGGTTCGGAAGCCGGCGTCCTGCTTCAACTGACCGATTTCGGAGATCGCTGCCTCGCGGGTCATCGGCATGTTCTCGCCGTTGCCACCATTGGCGACGAAGCGGCCCTCGCCCATCCGGCGGCCCATCTCATAGAGCATGTTCATGGCCTGTGCGGCGCCAAGGCCCCCGACCTTGGAGAGCGCATCCCAGGCCTGCTTCGCCTTGTCGAGCGGAATCTGGGCGGCGGTAGCGAGCTTTTCCAGCGCCTGGTTGGCAATGAACATGTTGGCTTCCTTGTTCGCGCCCCAGCTCTGTTCCAAGGCCGCCTTCTCATTCGTGACCTCGCCCTGCCGGATCTGGGCCTGGGATGCAGCCTCGGAATCAAAATGCTTCTGCATGGCAGCCGCGACCGAAAGCACGACGTCTTTCGGTGCGCGCGAGGTGACTGCGGTCGCGCGCAACACCTCGGCGAGCTTCTCGTCGAACACCTTGCCATCGGCACCCTTGACCGTCGAAAAATCGATCTCCTTGCCCTCCTTTGGCGCTCCCAGGCGCTGCCAGAAAGCGTCCAGCACGGCCGGTTCGGCCGATGGCTCAGGCAAACGCAGCACCTTTTCGGGCGGAACGCCGATCAGCTTCTGCGCGCCGCCATAGGCGTTGGCAGCCGCGGCGAAGGCCTTGATCGGATCGCTCAGGTCCCAGCCCTTGTTCTGCGCGGTGCCGACGATCTCAGCGTCGAGGCCAGCGTGCCAAGCCGCGGGCGGCGGTGGCGGTGGCGGGGCGGGAGGCGGGGCATCGGTCATGGCTATTCTCCTGCTGCGACGGCTCTGTAGAGCGCCGCCAATTCCTCGGGTTGAAGGTGAAGGTGTTGCTGAATACGCAGCCAGACTTCGCGGCGGCCGGATTTCAGCATGGTCAACTTGTCGTCGGGGCCGGCACAGGTCTCAAAGGCAAAGCAAAACCGCGCCAGATCCTTCATCGCCTCGCTGCCTGCGGCCCCGGCCGGGCCGAAGATGGACTGGTAGGATTTCTGCCGGAGCCCGAGATAGGACAGGGTGTCGCGCATCGTCGGGATCATGCGTGGAGCTTTCGGCCCAGATGATCGGCGCGCTGGTCGGCGACCACCCAATGCTGGATCGCCGCTGTCATCTCCAGCCGCTCCTTATCGGACAGCTTCAACCTGTCAGCGAGGTTGCGCATGTGGCGGTTCATGTCGTCGGTGGAATCGTAGACCACTGCGGGCGCGGTCAAGCCTGATTTCTCGGTGACGTCGCAAATCAGTTTGCCGTTGAGCAGGATAGTTGCTCCCGACGAAAGGAATGGCCGCTGGATGTCGCGGTATCCCAGCACGCGCAGCAGTGTCTGGATCGCGCGCGAATAGCTCATGGTCAGCACGATCAGGATCACCGCGCGCGTCTTGCCGGTCGATCCGGCGATACAGCGGGCTTGCCAAGTCTCGCGCAGGTCTTGCGCGTGGCGCTTGGGATCGAGCGGAACAATCTCGCTCATTCCTCGGGGCCCTTCATCTCGAGCTTGTAGCCGATGGTTTCCAGCATGCCGACGGCGAGTTCGAACCATTGCTGGGGTCGCATGTAGGCGCGCGCGTTGTGGCGCCCGGATATGTCGATGTAGAGCGAGCCGTCGAGTCCCTTACCCGCGGTTAGGCGCTGGTCGGCTCCGATCATCGGGATTCCGCCAGCCCGGAAGAAGGATGGCTTGTTGAGATCGTTCATGCCGGAACTCCCTGCGGCTGCGACTGTCCGGGCGGCGGGGCACCAGCGGCCAATGCCTTCGCGTTGGCGTTGATGAGGGCGGCTTGGCCGGGCGCCGCGTCGATGGCGTTCTTCTGCTGCTGGGCTGCAGCACGGCTCTTGCGCTTCGCGGTGATCTGCTGCGGCGTCGAAGTCCAGCGAACCGGCACGCCAGAAATCTGTAGGGTTTCAGGCACGGCCGTTTCGAAGTCGACGGGATCGAGGATCGAGACGTCACCGGAAATGGCAGCCCATTGGTGAAGCTGCTCAACCGAACGGTTGAAGCCGGCGACCTCGCTCATACGTGCGGCCATCGCAAGCGGCGTGGTGTCGGTGATCCAATATTCGCCGCGGGCCTCGATCAGGGCTGGTGGCGGGGGCGGCAGGATCGGCCGGTTACGATGATCTCGCATGTCCGTGAGCAGATCGATCTCGCGATAGCTCAGCCCGCCGATATATTCGGAGAACTGTCGGCCCAGCACCGGCGCCACCAGCATGCCGCGCTCGTTCAAGAGTTCGATGACCTGCGTCGCGGTCATATCGGGATGTTCGGTCAGCGTCTTGAACAGCGACGTTAGATAGACCGTATCGATGATGCTCCGTTCCTCGTCCATCATCTCCTTGGTGATCTGGATCGATCCGACGGGAAGCGGCTGCACCAACGCCTTGCCGTCCGCGTTGACGCCACCCGAGTTGATCGCACCCGGCTTCTGGTTCCAGTTCATCAGTCCGTCGTCGTTCGTCAGCAGCACGGGATCGGCGGCGCGGTGACCGGTCTTGAGGAAGATGCGCTTTTCGGCATTGAGGGTTTTCAGGCCGGGAAGCACGATTTGCGTCGGGCCGTCGGCGTAGACTTCGCCCGGATTCTGGCCGTAGCGGCTGACCGCATACGGAAACACCCGATAGCCGCCGGGCGGCTCCATCAGGCACTTGCCTTCGATCGAAATGTAGTGACTGACGAATGGCTTGCCGCGCTCGTCGAGCCGGCGCGGATCATAGTCGTCCGCACTGCGCGGATAGACGCAATGCAGAAAATTGAACGGCGTCTGCGAGTTCAATTCGAGCGCCGGCCGCAGGGTCGACGGTAGCGCATCGACGCCCCAGGCCTCGACGGCCTGGCCCGCGGTCCTGCGGAACCAGCGGACGAGCGTAGTGACGAGCCCCTGATGGTTCTGGCTAAAGAACGTCTCGCCGAGAGGGACCGAGCGGTAGCGAAGCCCGCGCGCATTCTGGTGCCACCGGCCGTCGAAGGCATCGATGTACATCGTGCCGTTGCCGAAACAGGCAAGCGATTTCCAGTTGTTGAAGTTCTGGCCGCGGAAGTTGCCGATGTCGCGCTCGCGGTAATGCAGCACGGTGTCGCGCAGCTTGTCGAAATAGGCGGCCACTTCCCGGTTTTTCATCAATTCCGGATCGGTCTCGAAACCCTGGTATTTCTGGTTCTTCGGCGTGACCAGCGAATCGGCGATCGCGCAGAACTGCTGCACGGCGAGCGCGCCGGTCGAGTCGACCTGTTGCTCGGTTTTCTTGGTGCCGGGCCAGTTATAGGAGCCGTAGAAGAACGTATTGCGGGATTTCGGGTCGACCAGTGCGGCCGATTCCTCCCACACGCCGGCGTGGACGTTGCGGTAGGTCTGCAGCTCGCTGAAGAGCCGCATGTCGTGGTCGACGATATCGGCTTCCCAGTTCGGGATCTCGCGAGGCGCGCGCTGAGCGTATTTGTCGGTTCCGGCCATCAGATTGTCGGCACCGCAGCGCCGAACCCGGACATGAGTTGCGAGGGACCGACATTGCTGTTCGGGAACAGCCGTTGCTGCTGCATGGCGAGCAGGCGCTTGCGGCGCTG